GTTAACACATGACAATAATCCACATTGTTTAACTTGTTGTAAGTGTCAATTTCTAGGTCATCATACTCATAAGCGTAATCCCCTGCTCGCAATAGGCTAATAGCGGTCAACGGCAACAGATCAGATTCTTGAATTTGTACACTAACTACCATGCGGCCTGGTATGTTAACATTATTATAAGAATAATGATCAGCAAAAAATACTTGTGGATTGATGTATTTTTTACTGTGTGCCGCACCTGCTTGATTGAATGGCAATGTGTCTTGAGTGCAGCCTGCCAAAGTGTTACACGCAAATTCTAAAAAATTACCATGAGAACCACCTTGAAAGTCTATTGCGATTCTATTGGGTTTGTCGACTACACTCATTGTACGTCACACAATGCCACAGCAATACGCACAGCTTCATCAGCACGATCTCTAGCTGCCAGGGCATCAGCCACAGTGGGATGTTGAGCTGCCAATGCTTTCATACGTTCTTCTTCAACCATGCGATTCTGTGCCCAACGTATGATTTCCCGTGTTTCACCGTCCAGTTCAATTGTTGGATAGCTGGATTGCAACGTCAGCCACGAACCGCCATCATACACTTCGACATTGCCGTTGACGTAGCGAACCATTCCTGCACTGGCTCGTGTGTTGTCAATATAAGGAGCACTATAGCTACTGCCTGAAACCGTTATGCCTGAACCGCCTGTGATGTTTCTAATCATATTATCCTTGTAAAGCTTGCCAAAGTTTTGGCGCATAGTTTTTTAAATTTATTCCGCGACTTTTATCTAATGCTGTGTTGTAATCTACAAAACTGCTGACGTCTGACGGTACAACACTTTGAAAGTGTTTTATTATACCTTCAATGAAACTAGAAAGCAAGGGATCATTTTGATAACATTCCAACTGTTTTATCTTTTCTACATCCTCAAGAACCATGTCGGGTCGGGGAAAAGACAATGGAGATGTTATGCCCGCAGCCAACTGGCAATGTACTAGAACTCCGGGAAATTCTTGATCGAAGAAACTCAACAGTTGATATAGTTCGGCCACATTGTACATGCTTACTGTAACATTGAAACTAACAACATGACCATGGTCGCGCAGATAATGTACATTGTCCACAATTGTGGTCCAATCACTGGGCCAGCGGATGTAGTGATTAAGATCTCCATGACCGTCAATGCTGACAATAAACTGCAGATGCGGTAACTGTGTCAACTGTTTTTTAAATTTGTCACTTAGTTTCACTGCATTGGTGTTGATAGTAAAATCAAACGTGTGCCCGCTGTTGATACAGCGATCCAAAAACTTGTAGAATTCAGGCATTGCAGTAGGTTCTCCACCAGCCACATAGAGTTTTTTTACATGGTTGGTATCAACAATGTCAAAATTACTATATTGTGATTCTATAGGTTTTTTGATCAAACCAATGCGATGAAATTCTTGATTTATTAATTCACTGTTGACAGGAGAACACATTCTACATTGTAGATTGCACACATTGCTGGGTCGTACTTCGTAATAAACAGGGTGGTGTATCTGACTTAGATCTTCGAGAGAACGCAGATTTAAACGATTTGCCCATTCCACTGTTTCTTGTTGACGAGCACTACGCATGCCCAAAGCTTCAACCTTGTAGCACGAAGAACAATGTTCCGGAACAGCAACTCCGGACAACATTTTGTTTCTGATAGCCTGGTAATTTTTATCAGTTTGATAGTCAGTTAGTTTGTGTATTTCAACTATGGGAGTGCTACTCCTGCAACAAACTGTGGTATGGTTATTGTTGGTCAACAACTCAATGAATGGGAATATACAAAAACTTGAGTTGGTATTGACTAGATTTTCAAAGAACGCAACGTCTTGAGTCATGCCAACATTTTGCCATATTGTGTTGTGCAATTGACCTGCCAATTGCATAGTTTTGTAATAGAAGTCAACATGCGAATATGATTCTTTGGGTTGATCCAGAATCAACACTTGATCAAAATCTTTAGACATAGACACCAGCTTGCCATAACCAATGTCAACAACTGTGGTATGATAATAGCCCGGCTGTGAATAATCCATTAAATTGTCTAGCTCAGACAACAGTCCGTGACAAGTTATTCCTTGATCCGCTGCAATTTTTCTTGTCAGTGTGTCAGTGTGTTCGGTATTGTTGCCTAAACAAAGTATTCGCATTACCATCCTGCTTGGGTTAAAATTGTTGTGGCGTATGCCTTGTCATCGGGATTCTGCTGTAGCTTTTTGAGCCACACATCTGAATCAATATAGGGCCAAATCAAGCTGACCTGTGCTGCATCCAAGTTGCTGAGAAACTGCTGTCCTGAATCACTACAGTATATGGTCCATGGACTGATCCTGCCTGACGAAATAGCATAACACAAAGCATGAACGTTGCCATATCTCAAGCAGTCATGTGGAGCCGCTTGGTTGTTTTCTGCCCAGGTCATGCTGTACTCAATGGCTCGAGCCAAGGCATCTTCCACAGCTTCCACCTTGAGATAGTCCAACAAGTATTCTGTGTACACTCTATCCGAACACCAAAAGTCAATCTTTTTGTTGTGCTTCAACAACCATGTCATGAACTGACCAGGATTGATTGTGCGAGTGTCCACACAGTATCGCCCGAACTTTACAAATGCACGATAATAGGCACTGCCGGCAAAGTCTTCAAATGTCTTGGTCTTAGTGGATCGCTGTACTGTGGCATAGAACTTTACATAGGCTTGGAAGCCCAGTCTCACGCCAGGCTCATTCTGTTCTTGGTGCCGCCGCTTGGCTTCGCACACATGAACTGCTATGCTGGTTTCCTTGGCAAAAGTCTTGTTGCAAAAGTCACAGCTGAATTTACTTGGGGTCGTTGCCATGCTGACGAATGTATGCATCTAGTTCTTTTTTAGTTGTGATTGACGCCAACAAGTCAATCTCATCATTTTTCATGTGTGGAAACAGTTCGCTGAGTTGTTTCTTGAACGAGCTGGCGCCAGGTTCTTTTTTCTTGGGGGCAATCCAAGGATGTCTTGGCGTACCCATGTCTGGGCTCACTGTTGTGGCCAACAACCACTGTAACTTTGGATGCTTGCCCAGATCAAAGAAGTGTTTGTTGAATCGCTCGTTACAGCTAATCACGTAGAACTCCTGCAGATCCCTAGACCCTTCAACAGAACTGCCCCAACGTATCATGAGATAGTTTGAGAACTTCTTGCGTTCTTCAGCTGTGAGCTCGTCGTAGAAGTCTCTATTCTTGCGATCAAATTGTCGCATCTCGTTGGCAATGTTTAGTTTGTCACTCATTTGTTTGGCTCAAGTTATAGATTATTATAGCACGATCCAGGGCATCTTGTAAAGTAGGATTGGTGCGAGCAGCACGTCTAATGTCTCCCCACAGTTTGTCCTCCAGCATGTGTTGATGCAAGGACCTGCCATCGCTTGTGCGATGATCGTAACCCACTACTTCGCGCTCCAAAGACCCTGCTTCTCTTCTAAAAACAGTGTCACCATTTCGTTCATAGATGTAGGTTTTTCCAGGAACGAGTGTGCCCATTAGTGATTCCGTTTACCGTCAAACACACAGTTGAATATCAAGTTCTGTTCACCGTCGTTGATCACTCGGTGAAATGCACCATCAGGAATCAGGATAATGTCGCCAGCATTGACTCGGAACTTTTGTTCGTCCACCATCATCATGCCTGTGCCTTTCACAAAGAAATAAACTTCTTCCTGGCCCTCATGACTGTGACCACGTGTGGCCTGGCCACGATACAGTTTGGTTGAACTCAATACAAGATTGTTTAAGGTCTTGTTGTCTTTGAGCAAGTATGTTTCATTGTCCTTGACAATGTCGCCGCCGACATCAGAATTGTGAAATTTTAAATTCATACGTTTATTCCTTGCTTAAAATAAATCTAACAGTGCCATTGATGTGCCCAAAATTTTTAATTTTATGTTGACTTATGCCTCTAAATACAGGGGCATCAAATAGAATTAATTTGTATTTTGAGTTTAATAATTTTTGATAAAATTCAGATACTTGTTGCTGCATTGTTAAATTTGGAACATTACGCATCGCATCAAAGTTAAATGTAAACAAAAATCTTTTTTTCACAATATTCATTGCCAAGTCAAGTTGATGATTGATATTATCCCAACTTATAAAATGTATGCTGTTTAATGCCATTCCATTGTCCCAATGCTCAACATGCCCGCGGCTAAAATCTTCGTCGAAAAAATCTTGAAAATCTTGAGCTGAAAATTCATTGATGTTAGGGTCAAAACCAATAATATTCGGAAACCATTTTTTCCAGATGCATTCAC